ATGAACAAGGCACAGCGCGAAATCAAAAAGGCCGAGTTCCTTGAAGCCTACGAGCAATCAAGAGGCTTGAAGGCGACTTCGGCCAAGCGCATCGGAACGACAATACAGACGATTTGGAACTGGGAGCAGGGCGACCCGGAGTTCGCCGCGAAGGTCAATGAGATTGACGAGCGGATGAAGGAGTGGGTGGTGAACAAGCTGATGGACAACATAGACAAGGGCAAGGAGCAGTCCATTGAGTTCTACCTCCGTACACGCTGCGGATGGAGGGAGAAACAGGAGATTCAGGTATCCACGGACGGGGCCATAGACGTTCAGGCAACAATCGCCGAGATGAAGAGGACCCTATTGGAAGGAGATGGCAAATAAGACGCTGCCGATAGGTCAGAAGTATTTGAAGTTTTTCCTACTCAACACCGAATCAAGGCACCTGCTTTTGCAGGGCTCCCGAAGATCGGGCAAGACGTGGGCTGTGTTACGATGGCTCACGTTCATCAGTTCGGGAAGGGACATAGAGGACAATTTGGTTGTCTGTGCGACGTACCCTGCGTTGCAGAACACCATCAAGGACTTCACGGGCTCCACCGGATACCAGGTGACGAACAGCGTTATGGACGGCTGGAATTGCAGGCTTCCCAACGGGTCGGTGTTCCGTTTCAAGGCTTTCGACGACTACACAAAGGCACAGGGTACATCATGTACGAACCTGTTCATTGACGAGGCGTTGAACGTGCCCGAAGAGGTCATAACGACCCTCGCTATGTCCGCATCGAAGCAGATTTTCTTCTCGTACAACCCGACCAAGAGCAGCCACATCAACAAGTACATCAACAAAGAAAAGTCTAACTTCCTGAAAACCACGTACTTGGATAACCCTCACCTCCCAAAGGAGCAGATTGAGGAGTTTGAAGCCATACGTGACCGGGCCAAGCGTCCAACAGCCACACAGTTAGACCGTTACGCCTACGAAGTGTACGTGATGGGCGATTTCTCGAACCTCAGCGGCAAGGTGTTCAAGGAAATCCACGAATGCACTCCGGAAGAGTATAAAGACGTGAAAGCCAAGGAGTTCTACGGGATGGACTTCGGGTTCGTTGACAACCGCGACAAGACGACCCTCATAGGGGTGAAGATAGACGGGAAGATCCTGTATATACACCAGTACATCTACTCCGACGTTTTGACCTCGGACTACTATTTGGCGGTGGCAGTGCATGACAGCGGATTAACCTGCTACGACACCATCTTCTGCGACTACGGCGGACTTGGAAAGACCCGAATCGACAACCTCATCACGGCATCCAACGGCGAATGGACGGACGAAAGGGTGAGCAGGGGGTTCAGCTGTTGCAACGCACTCAAGGGACAAATCATCGACGGCATCAGACGGATGATCCAGTTCGACAAGATATATGTGACTTCGACCTCACATGCACTGAGGGAAGAGATGGACAACTACGAACTCGACTTCAACGGGAAGCCCGTCTCCAAGAACGACCACGGCGTGGACGCTGCGAGGTATGCCGTCAACAGCGCGGTCGGGGGCAATCTGATTGCCGAATAACAGTAACACTTTTAATCGGGAAAATGATAACATCATACGACGACTTTTTGGACAGCGGCTTGAAAGTGTCCGACGAAATCCCGTCTTCATACGTGAAAAGGGCGTTGAAGGACGTGGAGCTAAATATCGTGGCACCGCGCCTCGGAGGGGAACTCTACGGGGCTGTGGAAGCCAACGAAGGGCACGACTACGACACATATATAGACGGCGGCACCGTCACAGTGGAGGAGCATGACGACAGAGGCCCCTGCGGCGCGTGCGAGACCGTACAGAAGACCTACGTGTTGGCCGGGCTGAAAGATGCCATCACACACCTCGCCTGGGCTCTGTTGGCCCAACGCGATATGGTGGCCACAGTGTACGGCACAGTGGTCAAAAACGACGAGTACTCGGAGAACGTCAAAAACGACGAACTGAGACGCGCCGTTACCGTGGAACTGGAAATGGGTATGTACCAGTTGAACCTGGTGGCCCACTGCCTCGGTGCGGAGGGTACCGATGGCGATTATAACATCTTCGGCTCCGAATGGCTGTAATGCAGAGGCTGAGGTGGATACTATTCAACGTGTGCCTGATTGGGTACATGTTCCCTATTTAGCATGTGGAGTGAAATAGTGGTCGCCGTCATCACCAGCGGCGTAATCATAGCCTTGGTGGAAATCATCAGGGATTGGAGGAACAAGAGGAAAGACGGGAAGGCAAACGCCGACATGTCTAACTACACGGCTCAGAGGCAGGGCCTGGATTTGGTCAGCGAGTTCTATTCAAGGGTCAAGGCACTCCTTGACGACGGGGTGGCACAGGACATCAAGGAACTCAAGGACGACGTGAAGGAGATACGCAGGGAGCAGACCGCAATCAAATCCGAACAGGACCGCGAAAGACGGTTCCTCAACGGAGAATATCAGAAATGGCTGGAAAACAACAAGTAAAATGACGATAGACGACTTCAACGTTTACAAATGGGCCAAATGGGTGGCCTACGGCATCATCGCGGCTGCGGTCATCACAATCGTGGCCCTCTCAATCGCTGTCGGTGTGAAGAACAAGACCATCAAGCGGCTGAACAACAGGATTGACTGGCAAGCCGAGGAGGTGGCCTATTGGATGGGCGAAAGGGATTCCTTGGCCAAACTGGACTGCATCACCGTGACGGCGAACATAATCATCAATCAGAAGGGACTGGTCAACCTCAACCAAGCCACACAGATTGCCAAGACCGTGGCGACATACACCCGTGAGGAGGCCCTCCTTGCGATTGATTCCCTTAGAAAACTCAATGACGATGGGACTCTTCAACCGAAATAAGAAGGAAGTGGCCATTGTGCAGAACGCGCTGGAAGTCAACGACATAGACAGCTCCTCACTGGTCAAGCCCTTCGAGTTCAACTTTTTCAAGAGGAGGGGGCGCGAAGACTTCGCCTCTTTCTTCCTGCATACGGTGACGGACAAGATATACAAGGGCCTCCATAACGTCACTTGGACCACGACCGAGCCGGACTGGCTGGCCTCCGACATCTGCTCCTTCATTGACCGGAACGCCCCGACCCTCATTTGGCATTGGTGGCGTAACGGCTACGTGTGCGTCTTTTTCGACGAGAAGACCAAGAATCTGCGTCTTCCGAGACCCAACGAGCTGAAATTCGATTCCGACCGCCGCGTAATCAACAAGAACTGTGTCGTGGCCTACTCCGAGCCCTACGTCATTGAACGCAGGACCCACCTCGGCATCGCCGCCCCTATGTTGAAGAACGTCAACTCATTGATGAACAACGCGGGCTACATCACCGAGAACAGCGGCCTCTACGGTATCCTTTCGGGCAAGTCAATCCCGATGAGCCCCGCCGCCAAACAGGAATTGCAGGAAAAGTTCAAGAAGGAGTACGGCCTTGAGGAGGACAAGTACAATTTCGTGCTGTCCAACGCCGAGGTCAGCTACACCCCGATAACCATTCCGGTGAAAGACTTGGAAATCTACCAGAAGCTCAAAGACGACATCGCGTGGATTTGCAACTTCTTCTCCGTCAACCCGCAGTACATTTTCGGCGATTCGACATTCGACAACCAGGCGGAGGCCACCAAGGAATTTTACAAAAGCTGCATCCAGCCGCTGGCTGAGGTTCTGCTGTCCGTCGGACGCATGTTGTACGTGAAGCTGTCCAAGGCACTGACGCCTTCCACGGTGCTCACCTACAACTTCGAGAACGTGCCGGAGATGAACACCAACCTTTCCGATGCCTGCACCGAAAGGCTGGCCTACCTCAACTACCTTTTGGCCCTGAGGGACGCCGGACAGGACGTGGAAGACCTCATCATGTCACTGGCACGGGACGCCAAGACGTTGAAAAACGTATAACATCACTGCATTTAATCGGAAAATGGATAACAAAATCTATATACAGAACACGTTCAAGGTGGAAAACGCCGCCGAGGATGACAAATTCATCCGAATCAACGGCTACGCCTGCATGTTCAACAAGGTGAACCTCAACGGCGAGATGGTTGACAAGGATTCGTTCAGCCACTGGTTCGGCATGTACGAGAAAGGCGACATCAAGCCTTATTTCAACTTCGAGCACACAGAGACCACCATCGGCGGCATTGACGACGTTACGTGCGACGAGACGGGCCTCATAATGAAAGCCCACCTCACCAAGGGAGTGAAAATCGTGGATGACATGATTGCCCCGCTGGTTCTGAGCGGAGACCTGGACAGCCTCTCTACCGAAGGGCTTGTTCTCGGCGGCTACGACGGCATTGTGGAACTTCCCGACGACAACTACTACGTGAAGAACTTCATCCTTTTGGGTGTGTCAATCGTCAGGACCCCGGCCTGCCCCCAGGCCAAATTCACCCTTGAGAACTTCATCAAGGAGTACAAGGAGCACAAACAGTCCGAGGCCGAGGAAATCGCCAAGCGTGCGAGCATGAACGCGCTTCTTCTTCTGTAAGGAAACGCCATCGAAGGCTATACCTTGATGACATTCCAATCCATATCACATCGGGCCACTGGTTTCCAATTCTCCATAGACGTGTCTTTCAAGGCCGTTAGACGGAATGAAACGGACATGACCAACCCATCGAACATAAACATGTGAACGAAACGAATTTCACTATGAATAAAGAGTTCAAAACCTATATTGAGGCTGAAATCTCCCGTTTCAACGCTATGCTCGAAAAGAACGCCCTCTCCGACGAGGACAAACAGATGGTCGAGAACCACATTGAGCAGCTCAAAAGCATTGTTGACAAAATTGACAACAGCGAGAACGCAGAGACCGAAAACATCGAAAGCCTCCGCAACGCCATTGAGGAAATGGGCAAACAAATGGAAGCCCTCCGTGAAAAAATCGGCGTTGAAAACGCAAATAACGAAGACAAAGAGAAGGAAACAATGGTAGAAAACTATCTTTCCACAAAGAACGCCTTTTCCGACTTCGCGGCTGCTATCCGCAACTCAAAGAACTCCGCTGAGTTCAAGGAGAACTGGGGTACCAAGCTGGTCGAAAACGGCTTCACTATTTCCGAGGGCAGCGAGTGCGCTTTCCTCCCGGAGGCTGTCCGCTCCGAAATCACCGACCTGTGGGACCGTAACGCTGGTTGGTTGAAGGACCTCAACGACACGGGTGCCAAGAAATATTACATCCGTCACAACACCTCCGACCAAAACGCCGAGACTTCCCGCGCCAAAGGCTGGAAGAAGGGTGACACCAAGGTCGGCCAATCCATCAATTTCGCTGCGAAACTTGTTGATAGTCAGTTCATTTACAAGATTCAGGAGATTGATTTACAAACCCGCTTTGAATCCGATGAGGCCCTCATCAGCTACGTTCTCGGCGAACTGGTTGACCAAATCCTCTACGAAATCAAACGCGCTATCCTCGTTGGCGATGGCCGCGACGACAGCTCCCCCTACAAAATCTCCAAGTTCGAGACTTTGGCAAAGGACACCACCGATGCCTACACCATCGTGAGCACCTGCGAAAGCGACTTCCTCGTTGACGACATGAGGGCAATGGTTGACGGTATCCACAACCCGAACAGCAAGCCCGTCTATGTTTTCATGAGCAAGGCTGATTTGAGACAGCTCAGCCGTATCCAAGGTTCCGAGACCTCCACTCCCCTGTACGTCTCCACCGAGCAGGTTTGCGAGCAAATCGGCTGCTCCCGCATCATCACCACCGACCTCTTGGGTGCTGACTATAAGGCCATTGCCTTCATCCCCAACGAATATGTATTAGTCGGCGAAGGTCCTCTGAACCCCGTCATGTATAGTTGGCATGAGGGGTATCAGAATAAAGATGTGTACCGCTACGAATGTGTGGGCGGGGGAGCTATCAAGGGCCTCCAATCCTCAGCTGTTCTGCTTCCCGCAGGCAACTAAGATAATAACGCTTAAAACCGATTAAAACAATGTCTGTTTGCGATAAACTCATCAAACGCTGCGTAGCGGTGGACTGCGAGAACCCGATGTTCGCTGGCATCAACAAGACCGCCTACATCTTCAACAAGGACCAAATCGCCTCCATCACTTTCGACAGCTCCAACAGCAATATCATCACCGGAATCACTATGAAGTCCTACACCAGCGGCAGCGACACCGTTTCCTACTGCGGCTACACTGTCGAGCAACTTGGCAACCAGCCCTACAACGGCACCCAAGTGGAAATGGCCGAGACCAACGTCGGCAACCGCTTCACGGAGACCGTCTCCCTCCTGGTGATGGACCACAACCCCGACGTTTGCAAGAACGTTGTTGACGCTTTGGCCAGCGGCAGGTTCCTCGTCATCATGCAGAATGATTTCGTGAACGCCGACGGCAACAACAAGTGGCAGGTTTACGGCTCAGGCCGCGGTTTGCAGGCCGCTACCATCCTCCGCGAGGCTTACGGCGACAATGAAGGTGCCTATGCAGTCACCCTCACCCAGGAGGGCGGCAGCAAGAGCGGCGTGTTCTTCTACACGAACAGCGTCTCCGCTACCGACGACGCTATCGACCATCTGCTCTGCGACTGTGCCGAGTAATCTATCCAACTTATACCTAACTGACTGACAATAATTTGCGCGGGGAGTGGGCTCAGCCCGCTTCCCGTTTTTTATTGCAATTCGACACTATGACCAGGGAAGAGATAATGGCCGCATTGGAGAGCGGCGAGTTGGCAAAGAACGTCACCAAGCTCTACAAGGCTTTGGCTGACCTTGGTTTGCCTTTCACGAAGACCAACTGCAAGAAGTGCAGGAAGGACTACCTCAACATGATTAAGGAGGAGCTCGGTGTCATCAAGGACGCTTCGGCGGAATCCGACTTCAACGGCACTTCGGACACAACCCGCAGAAGGTGGGTATATCTATTGGACAGGACACAGACTTGGAACGGCCACGTAATCGGCCCCGACACGCCCGAAAGCGTCATTGAGCAGTTTGTGTCAAGGTTCCCGGCGGGCTACTACCGTCAGGAGGAAATAAGCGAATAAACGACCATTGAGATGGCTGAAAACATACTGGTGACAATCACCAAAAACCTCAACGCGGTTGAGAAGATACATGCACGCGCCGCAGGCAGATGGCCCGGCGTTTTGGGCGGCGGATCCAAGAAGAAACCCTACGCGGTCGGCGACGAATACAGCTTCACGTCCTACAGCGCGGCCACTGGCGGCACCGAATACGGCACCGGCACCGTGGAAATCACCGCCATCGAAAACGGCTACGTCACGGTCGAAATCCTCACCAGCACGCCCCACGAAGAGTTTGTGGGTCAGAACTATATGCTGAAAGTGGAAGACATCAACGAAGACCGCATCCAACTCTACAACTTGGAGGGCGAGCCCGTTGATTTGTGGGTTTCCGTTGAGAAAATAACCGATTAACACTCAGACTTTTAAGCATGACTACAAGAATACTTCCAATCCCCCTCGGCGGCAGCGGCGGGGGCGGTGCCCAAGGCCCGCAGGGGCCGCAGGGTGAAACGGGGCCTCAGGGACCCCAAGGACCCGCTGGTATTGACGGTCACGACGGAACCGACGGCGTTCAAGGCCCCCAGGGTTTCCAAGGCCCGCAGGGTTTGGACGGGCAGAACGGCGTTGACGGAGCACAGGGTCCGCAAGGCCCGGCTGGTGCCGACGGTGCGCAGGGCCCGCAAGGCCCTCAAGGCGAGAGCGCGGCTGATTCGACCGTGGTCCTCACACAGGAGCAATACGACGCACTCCAGGAGAAAGACCCCGACACGACCTACATCATCTCCGATGCCACGGCTGTGGATTTGGACAGCTACAAGGACATCGTTCTCGTTGACAGCCTACCGGCCTCAGGTGCCGAAGGCAAAGTCTATGCCATTGTCAACACAGACGGAACGACCGACTACTGGGCTTGGGACGAGGAAGACGGCTCCGTCGGTGAAGTGGTCAATGCAAGGCGTTATGGGGCTGACCAAACGCTTCTGACGGCGCGTTTCGACTACGTTCCCGACGATGTGAACGGTGTTGTCATCGCAGAGGCTGAAAACAACCGGTCGAAGAAATTCGTGCTCTATTCAGACCGCATTGAATACACTGTAGGAGGCACTCTCACAGGCACTTGCAACCTCGGTTCCACTTTGGCCACTGGTTACAGAAACCTCACTGTGAACTACATTGACAAGAACCACGTTGCAATGTACTCAACCTCTTTCGGAGGCTTTTTCAGACCCGTTTCAACCGCGTTTAACGTCACTGGCCCGCACTGGTACAGAGTGAACAAACCCGAAAGGAACCTCGGACCCGTTTGGAATGACTGGGAATGGGACGACAACCCGCAGAACAACACGGGCAATTATATGGCCGGTATCCCCGTTTGGACCAAGGACGGCCTCATCAAGGGCAAGTTCCAGGACGTGAACGACAAATCCATCACCATCAACGGCACGGGTGTGACAGTTTATGGCAGGACAAACAACACTGCCACAGGCATTTACGCCCCGACTGCTGTAGGTACATCGGGACAAATCCTCAGAACAAACGGCTCCGGCGCACCCTCTTGGGTCAATTTCTACGACACTTACACCAACGGAATCAAATTCTGGAAGGGCACCGAGGATGAATACGATGCGATCTCGACAAAAGACCCTTCAACACTGTATATAATCGTCGAGGAAGAGTAGCCTTGACGTTAAAAGCTGAACTTTTAATCGGAAATGGCTGAACTTTACGATAGCACTATATACACCGAACCCGACGGAACGAGGTGGTACAGACTGTATCACCTCAACAGTCCGTCAACAAACGGGATTTTCTCCCCATCGGACACTTTCGAGACGGGTGTTTACAAGGACGAGAACCGTTGGTTCCAGCTGAATCTCGCCAAGGAGTGGGATTCCAAGGAGTACCTCATCAAACAGAAGAACGAATCAGATTCAGAAGAGGTCAAAGGCCGTTTCACCCAGTCCGTCAACTGTATGGATGCCACGTACGACGACGTGAGGCCCAACGGGACTGTGGTTTGGAACACGACAAGCGGCTATGTAACCCCGTCATCGAACTACACTGGTGGCCTTTGGCCGCTCAAAGTCGGTACATATATCTGCAAGGCCAACAACAACTCGTATGAATGGTGGGGCGGCATAGGCGTTTCGGAGCTTCTCAATGGAGCCGTCCCGGGTTGTCAATTCGATAATTCGAGCCCGGCAGTTAAAACGGGTTACATTGATGTCTATGTCCCGGCAGCCACATTGTTGGTTTCGGGTTTTCCGAGTGATACAATCGGCACTGAATCAGACACTTACACGCTGACCGTTTCATCCGAGACGGCTTGGACTGCGACCGTTCCCCAGGATTCATTCGCCACGTTGGACGTGATGAGCGGCTCCGCAGGCGACACGACCGTCACTATGGCCGTAGCGGCCAACAGAGGCCCTGCGAGGGAAGTCGCCGTCACCTTCGCCAACACCGAGGATGAAATCCCCTTTACTGTCTCACAGAAGAGCTGGTTAAAATACCACAGGCCTGTTGACCAAATAGAAAGCGGCGGCAACTGCTGGTGGAAATCCAATATCCAACTCTCAACGGTCGGCAAGATAACAATGGCCGATGTCGTGATGAATCTTGACGGTACGAGTAGTTGGCACCACACTTTCATAGGTACGACCGGGGTCAATTTCCGTTTCTCGTCAAAGGACACCAACAATTGGTTTGTCTGGATGTACAATCAAACCGAGGTTGCGAGCGGCAACGGCAACGGAGGCAACAAACTGACAGCCGACCTCATAACCATCACCAAGACCGGGATTGATATTGACGGGACGGAATCCACCTGGAACGAGCGTGGTTTTCTTAACGGAACGGGTACGCTTTGGATTTGGAACTCCAACAACGACACACCCAACGACAATTCGACCGCCGGGACAAAATGCGGTGTCATCACAGTTTACGACACATCAGACAACGTTATAGCGAGGTTCGAGCCTGCAAGGGACGACAATGATGTTGCGACGTACTACGACAGTGTGAACGACGTATATCTTACGAACAGCGGTGCGGGTACGGCCATTCCGCTTACAGACTACGATTTTGAGAGCGACACGGATTCCTTGAGAATGGTCGGTGTCGGTGAAACCAAGACAATCACAGTGACCGCCGACAACGACTGGACCGTCTATTCAAAGCCCGCCTGGATCACCGTTTCACCTTCAACCGCTGAAGGCAGTGTCAATCCCGTAACTGTCTCTGTGACAGCCGAAATGAACGACGGAAACGATTTCCGTTTCGGTACAATCACCTTTGTTGACGAGAACGGTTACGCTTTCGACATCGCGGTCAGGCAGGGAACCCACGGCGAACTTATCAACGTCGGCAAATGGGCGCACGGCTCCACCGTCGTGAGAAAGGCTTACCACGGCTCCAACCAAATAAGGCAGTCAATGTACGGTGCCGACATGCTCTTCAAGAGACTTGCTTTTCCACCGACGTTGAATGTTTCGCCAAAATCGCTTACGTTCACTTACGACGGACAGCCTCAGACGTTCACCGTGACCTCGGATACATCGTTCACAGCCTCATGCGATTCGGCTTGGATAACTTTGTCAACCAGCGGCGATACAGTGACCGTGACGCCTTCTGAGAACGCTTCTGTTGACGGCAGGGACACCACGATAACCGTTACAGCCGACAACGGCGATTTGAGTGTGTCGAAAACGGTTTCAATCCATCAGAACGGCTATTGGAGAAATGTTGACTACATCCACCAAAGCCCGTTGAGCGGAAGCGGTAAACGGGATGACAACATAGACACTGGAATCCACATGACCGTGAACACGAAGTTCAGGGTCAAGGCTATGGCGAAAGGTTATTTCAACGGCAACATTCTTGTAGGCTATTACGGAAACGATAGCACCGATTGCAGGCTCATCATCCACAATCAAGGAGGCGGCACAATTGCCTTCGACTTGAACGACGGCAGAATCGGCAACGCGACGGGATACGCTCCGACCGACGGAAGACTGTGGGATTTTGAAATGGGTAACTATTATATAACAGACCACAAAGCCGGCCAAACTTGGACCGGGACTACAGTAAGTTCGATTTCACGACCCGACGACACCATCAAGATTGACATGACGACCTGGTGGTTCCAATCATTGCAGATTTGGGAGGGCAACACGCTTGTATTCGACGGACACGCCGCTTTGGACGCCCAGGGCAACGCATGTATCCACGATTCAGTGAGTGGCAACTTCTTGACTAATAATAACTTGACCCTTGCGGCTGAGGAATTGTAAAAGATAGGCTTTTAATCGGATATGCAGAGAGTAAAATACATACAGACCGACGGAAACTGTCGTTTCAACACCAACATCTACACGGTTTCCAATATGAAGACGGTTCTCTACAACGTCTATCAGGCCAATATGGGTAAATTCGGGTCGTTCAAGCGTGTAATCGGAAACGGAACGATTTTCAGATGCGGGGCCTGCACAGACAACACAATAGGCTATTTCCATTATGTAAACAATGACCAAGACGTATGCCGTTGGGGAACCGACGGTTCCGCCTGGGATGCGAAAGTCTCTGTTTTCCACGGAGGCACCGCTGTCATAGACGGTGTCGAGGCTCAGACCGTGAAGCCCGTGAACACACCGAACTGGTGCATTCAGAACAACCAGCAGCTTACGATTTTCGCCGGGCGTACAAGCGGAGGCGACGAGGCTGCAAACGGAACGCGGCTCGGTGAGGTCAAGATTTATTTGGGCGATGAGGTTTTGTACGACCTCATCCCCGTTCTTGACGACAACAACGTTCCTTGCTGGTACGACACTGTTTCGGAAGCATTCACCTATAATTCGGGAAACGGAACCCCTACAGCCGGACCGACCGAATCAATTTGGGTGGCTAACGGAAACCTGAACGCCGTGGGCGGCGGCACTTACACGCTTACAGTGAACGCGGTTGACAATTGGACAGCATCTGTCACGAAAGGATCTGATTTCCTGGCACTTGACACATTGTCGGGCAGCACTGGTGTCACTTCCGTAACATTGACTGTTTCAGCCAATACATTGAAGGAGAGGGACGGTGAGATAACGTTCACATGCGGCTCCGACACTTGGAAAGTCACGGTTGGGCAACCTACACCGCTCAAATACTGGAGACCGATAGATTATGTCGGGACCAACGGTGCCCAATGGTTCGTCACCGATGCGATTCCGACAATGGACAGTAAAATTGAGTTCAAACGCACACAGGCTCAGAGGGGGACCGTTGGGATAGACTGTTGCGAGGCGTTCCTCGGTCAGATATGCCGTAGCACACGCAGCTACGGCAACTGGGACAGTTTGAACTGGGTGCTCAGAGGTGATGAATACTATATGGGTAATACGAGGACGAGATTCACAAACCCAGGAACCCAATTAGACACGCCGCACATCTACGCTTTCGACAACACGGGTATATCGGTTGACGGTGGTACGTTGAATCCGATTAGCGAAACTTTGTCGAAGTTCGACAACAAGAACTATCTCAGAATATCATACGGTTACGAACAGGCTGTCAGGACATCGGCACAGAAAATCCACTATCTCAAGGTTTGGGACAACAATGTGCTGACACACGACTACGCACCAGCCTTATACAAAGGGACACCGTGCATAGTTGACAAACTGTCCAACAAACTATTCTTTGCGGAGTGGATTCCGGGTACAGAGACAACCGACCCGCTTACATACGACAACAACCCGTCACACGTCTTCTCTCCGTCTAACAGCAGCCTGTCTTTCGAGCCCGCAGGCGGCGAGTATGAACTCACAGTGACATCTGAATCGGCTTGGCAATGCACAGCGGCCACTGGCTACACGATTTCGCCTATGAGCGGTTCAGCTGGCACGACAACGGTCACTGTGACAGCTGAACCGAATGCCGGTACTGAGAAAATCAAAGGGACTTCAACTTTCTATGATGCAGAGGGTTACGCCTTCGACCTCAAACTTTACACCAAGGCGGCTGGGGGTCATTGTGAGATGTATCTCGGAACGATTGATTTGAGTGATGTGAAATTCGGCTCCCACGATGTTTCCAAGATTATGATGGGCACTGTTGAGGTTTACGGCGCGGGCGCGTTCAGCGGGTTGAAAGTGAGACCCTCGACGGTCACTCTTATGAACACGGACAGCGAGGTAATCACCATCAAAGCCTCCGAACCTTGGACAATCACGAACATCCCTGCCTGGTTGACGGTTTCAAAAACGAGCGGCACGGCCGGCACGTTCAAAGTGACATTGACAGCCACACAGGGAACTTCCCCAAGGACACAGGACTTGTCAGTGACGACCGCAAATTATTCACAGACGCTGACTGTCATTTCAAATTAAAACCATCACTTTTTAACACTTTTTGTGACTATAACGCCCCGTCCGGCAAGGGCGGGGCTTTTTAACATCAGAAGATGAGAATATCAGAGAAACTCAGGGGCATTATGGCCGCTATGGTCGCCGACGAATGCTGCGGCCTCAAATCCTGGACCTACTCCTCAAAGCCGAGGGCCAACGTCGAACTGGACAGGAATATGGAGAGCCCCGTGGGGGTTCTGTTCGTCATCACCGACCTAAGGCTCAACATCGGCGGCATGTTGAAGGAGGAAGCGGAGGTCAACGTGTCGTTCCTAATCTCCCAAAGGCCCGGCGACAAGAAGTATTCCGATGTTGACGACACCATACTGAGGCAGACCAAGGACATCGCCGTGGACTTCATATCCCGCGTCCTTTCGGACAAGTCCCTCCAAATCGACGGTGAATTTGTGGAGATGAAGGCCGTTTTCGACCGCTCCGACAGCGTGAGAAGCGGCTACAACATCAGCATGACCATCCAGGAGAGGCAGGGCGAGTGCATCGACGGGTACAACACATCATCAATCGACTGCCCAGAGCCCGAAACCGACCCGATTCAAGGCGATACGCCCGTGGGTGGACTTGGATACTACCCGATGAAATAACACGCGAAAAAAGGCCGTTTATGGACATCACGGAAAAGACAACCGTCAGGGAGGCGGCAATCTTCCTCAAAAAGGAGCACATTGACGAACTCTTGGAGAAAGTGAACCCGGTGACACCGAAAAAGCCCGTTTTCAGCATGACCGTGGGCGAGTTCATCGAAGCGTGCGACGACGACTACGTGAAAACTTTCTTCAACGACCCCGACGAGTACCTAATCATAGCGGTGGGGCAGCTGAAAGCGTACAAGAGGGACATCGAAAACGTCTCCAAGATTCTTGAACTCAACAAGATAAAGCAGGATGCGGATGAGGCCGCAGCCGCCGCAGGTGTCGTTTTCCCGTCATTCGGCGAATCCATTTTGGCGGAGTGCCTCGAATGGTTCCACCTCCACAGCATCGAAGAAGCGGAGAACGTGAAACTGACCGACTGGCTGTTGGTCAAGAGGGCGAAGACGGCTGAGATGAAGTACGAGAGGAACCTCATGCGCGTGCATGACGCGAAACTGAAACAGAAGAGATAACATGCAGACACTCAGTGAAACACTCTCCGACTGGGCCGACGGGCTGGTGAGGCGGATACAGCACAACTTGCAGGCCACGGGCACAAACGCATCGGGAAAGACATCCAAATCGCTTGAATACGAGGTGGATTCCGAAGGAGTGACCATCTACGGCAGACCTTACTTCCAAGGCGTAGAAGTGGGCCGTCCGGGAGGCAAGGTGCCCCGCAATTTCAGCGGGATCATCTACCAATGGATGCAGGACAAGGGCATTGACGGCAAATTCGGCGACACCGATTCGCAGAAAAGGAGCGCGGCGTACCTCATAGCCCGCAAAATCGCAAACGACGGAACCCGGCTTTGGAACAGCGGGGGACGCACCGACATATATTCCGAGGCCGTTGACGAAGCCTTGGACGACCTTGGTGACAAACTGAGGCTCAATCTGATAGAAATACTTGAAAGGGAACCGTAACAATGGCAGACAAGACAACCAAGGATGTGATCATCCACATACAGACCAACGTGGGGGACGCGATAAACCGCATCACCGAACTCCAAAAGGAGCTCGACCAGCTCAAAGTGGCCCAGCTGTCGGTCGAAGCGGCGGTCAAGACGGGTCAGAAGACGCGGCAGGAAGCCGACAAGGAGCTTGAGGAGATTGCAGCCGCCACCCGCTCGGTCAACGCCGAAATCCGTTCCCTGAGGGGCGAGATTGACGCTGAGGTCAAGAAATACAAGGAAAAGGAGGGCTCTCTCGTAGCTATGCGTGCGGAGTTGAAGAATCTCCGCAAAGAGTACGAATCAATGTCCAGGGCCGAGCGCGATTCAGCCGAAGGCAAGGAGCTTCTCAACCACATCGCCACCCTCACGGACGAAATCAAGGACCTCGAATACGCACAGAAGGATTTCAGGCGCAACGTTGGTAACTACATGAGCGCGTGGGACGGCATGAACGGCCCGATAGGGAAGACAATCAAGTTCTTCAAGGAGTTCGGTTTCGCGTCCGGCGGTGTCGCACAGGGTTTCGCCAACCTCAAAAAGGGCGCGGCGGCTTTCGGCAAGGAACTGTGGAAGCTGGTCAAGAACCCGTTTGTGGCCATAGTCGCAGCCATTGTGTTGGTGATCAGCAAGTTGGTCGAACAGTTCAAGCGTTCCGACGAGGCTATGACCGCCCTCAAGGGGCTGATGTCCTCATTGGAGCCCATTATGGACGTGTTCAGAGGCATATTGGAGGCCGTGGTGAAACTCCTGACAGCCGCCGTCACGGGCATAACGAAGTTCGTCAGCGCGATTCTCTCCATCGTCCCGGCTTTCAAACAGACCGAGGACGCGATGCAGCAATGGATCAAGAGGGAAGACGAGTTGGAGGAAGCGGAGCGCAAATACACTGTCGAACACGCCAAAAACGAGGCCAAAGTCGCTGAATTGAGGGAAAAGGCACTCGAAGCGGACAAATATTCGGCTGAGGAGCGCAAAGCCTTTATGGAGGAGGCCATCGAAATCGAAAAACGCGACCTTGAGATGGCGAAGGCCAACGCCTACGAGAAATGGCAGCTGGCCAAGGAGGAAGCGGAGAGGAACAGGGACAACTCCGACGAGACGATGAACAACCTCGCCAACCTCGAAGCCGCCTACATCCAGACGGAGACCGAGTTCCGCAACGGCGTAAGGAGGATGAAAAAGTCCCTCTCCACGTTCAACCGGCAGCTGAAAAAGGAATCCCTCGAAGCGGCCAAGGCTATGTCGCAGGCTTACATCAGCGCGTTTGAATCCATCGCCAACGACGCGAACCTCTCGCGCAAGACAAGGGACAAGTTCTTCAAGATGCAGTTGCAGGAAGAGGTGAAAGCGGCCCGGGAGGCACTCCAAGAGGTGCTGGACGACCCGGCGGCGACCGAAGCCCAAAGGACAAAGGCACAAGCGGAACACGCCGCCACAATCAACGCGATAAGGGAGAAGGAACGCTCGTACAGAGAGGAGAAAAAGCAGGCCGGGATCGAAATGTCCAACACCGAACTGGCCGCTATGAGGGCGTTGCAGGATGCAATCATCGACAATCTTGACGAATCCCTTGAAAAGCAGGTCAAGGAGACCAAAACCGCAGGCGAGCGTGAAATCGAAGACCTCAAACGCCGCCTCAAACTGGAAAAGAACCTCACGGCGAAGACCCGCGACGCAATCAACAAGACCATCGTTGAGAAGCAGAAAAAGCTGGACAAGGACCTTTTGAAGGTTCAGTCGGCTTATTGGAGCGAGTACAGGCAGGATTTGGCGGATTTCCTCAACAACGTCGAGATAGGTGCCAACGACGACGAGATGTGGCCCAGCGGAACCCTCACGAACCAAATGAGGGACGCTTTCAAGACGGCTTTCGAGGGTTTCGACAACGATTTCAATAAAGTCCTCTCAAGTTTCAGCACCAATGTCGAAAAGATGGCCGGGGTTCTCAAAAACGCCGATTTGACCATCTTTTCGGAGGAAATGCAGGACGCGCTCCTCAAAATGAGGGACTTCAAGGAAGAGTGGAAGGGCTCCGACAAGGATATGGACAAGTGGCTGACCAATTTCGAGCGTCTTATGGAGAAATTCCCCGATGAGATTTACGGCCTCAGGACTTTGACGTACCCTTATTTGAAGAACATCGAAGACGTTTACCAAAAGGCGTTGAGACTGCCCGAAGAGTACGGCAGGCAGATGATTCTGAACACCGACAAATCCTTGAAGGAGTGGTCGAAGAAGGTGAGGGAGGGAATCCTCAAGAACGTAATCACCCCGATACGGGACGACGCGGCAGAGTTCGCCGTGCAGTGGCTGTCGTCATATTTCCCCGAGGAGATGCCCGTAATCAACTCCAACAAGTGGGGAGAGCAGGTGGCGAGGGAGTTCACGGACGGTTTGGTAAGCGGTATGCAGGCAAACCTCAACCTCCAAAAGATAATATCACCAGTCGAACTGATTCCCGATGCCGTCATCAACAAGGCTTTCCTCAACGACAAGGCGTTGGACAGGATAGCCGACGATTTCGGCGTTGAGGTCGCACAGGCTCTGTACGACATGATTTCCGACCTTGACCTCTCCGACCCGACGGCAATCTACGAGATGCAGTCGAAAATCGAAGAGTACCTCAGTAAGGCCACAATCAAACCGACGTTCAAATTGGACTGGAACGGCAACGAGGAGCTTGAACAGATGTTCGGCACCGAGCTTGAGAACAGCGTCAGCGGCCTCTTGAAGATGCTCACGGGGCTTGAAAACGAATCCGACGCGCTCAAATTCCTCGCCGAGAACTACGATTTGGTCATTGACCGCCTCAGAAAGTACAACATTGAACGCACCAAAGCCTACGCACAGAACGGTTCGACCGACATGTATATGGCAGAGGTTGACGAATCTATGGTGGTGCCGCAGTTCGCACGTATGGCCGAGAACATGCGCCTGATAAGCGATTCTATGGAGGACTACGAGATGCGCCGTCTCAAAATACAGTCCGAATACTGGAACAACGAGGAGGTGATGCAGGCCAAACTCGCCGAAATGGAGGCTGAAAGGGCTTCAAACGAAGCGGCGAAGTACCAGCAGCATCTTGACTACCTCATCGGATTGAGGGACACGGTGGCACAGTCCGAAGCCGACTATCTCAGGACCCGCGCCGAGGGCATGAGGGATTTGGGGGTGCTCAACGACCAATACGAGATACTCCAATCCAAACTCGCATCGCTTGAAGACCAAGGCAGTGACGAATACCTCAACACATTGCAGCAGATGGAATCCGTTGCCTCCAAAATCGGCGAGATACAGACCGACATCGAGCGTGCAAAGGACAAACTCGCCGGTACGGGCTACACGGGGGTCGCAGAACTTGAGACGGACATTGACAATGCCAACAAGAAAATCATCGAATCCAACCTCACCGTGCAGAAGTCAACCAACGACGCGGCCAACAACTACACACGGGCTTGGTTGGCATCGTTCACCACGGTGACGGGCGGCGCGGGCAAACTGGCCTCCTCGTTCCAAAACCTGTTCGAGCAGATGGGCGAGGATGCCGAACAGTACCAGGCATTCGCCGAGGCCGCTTCCTACGCCTCCATCGGTATCGCGATGGCGGAAGGCATAGCGGAGGCAATCGCGGCGGGCGCGGGCCAGCCGTTCCCGTACAACCTCGCGGCAATAGCGACTGGTGTCGCCGCTGTCGTGGCGGGCATTGCCGAGGCATTGTCGGTATATAAGCAGTACCACTCCAAGAGCCCCAAATACGCCACAGGAGGCCCGATTGAGAAGGGGACGACCAAACGTGCCGACGACGTTCCGATATGGGTTTCCAGGGGCGAATACGTGATAAACGCGGACGCTGTGGAAAGGTACGGCAAGGACTTCTTCGATGCCATCAACTTCGGCCATCCGCTGAAAGGCATCAACAGGACGGGCAAGTTCGCCGACGGCGGGCAGGTCACTTCCATCAACCAAGTGTATAAGACGGTTTTCGAGGTCTCCGCTATGAGGGAGGCTTTCGCGGAGGCCGTTGAGGGAATAACACCCGTAGTCAGTGTGAAGGAAATCACCACTGTGCAGAACCGGGTGAAGGCCAAGGAAACAATAGCAAAAAGATAACATGAGAACGCAGACCATAGGCGGGTCGGTGGTGCTGATATACCCCGACCCCGTTTGCTGGCTTTTCGACCGCAACACATTCAAGGTGCAGGACATCACGGTCCACGATTACGAGGTAGGCGGCATTTTCACGCTCTCAACCGACCTCGGAAGCGTCACCATAAGCTACCAGTCTGAGCGCACCAGCTGCGAGTTCGACCTGCTCTCGGCTCTAAAGGCCGTTGCATACGAGGCCGGGACGGAGGTCACGGTCACGGGTTCGGTCGTTTACGGCGACCACGCCGCCGACATCACACCGTTCACATTGCAGGTGCAGTACGGGCGCACGTTGGAAACAAGGCCCCACTGCGCCGACAGGGTGGTATATTTCGCCGAATCTTCCGACTTATGGGACTTCCACCATATCAGCCTCGAAGGAGGCCATTTCGGGCCGTTTCCGACGCATCCGGGGCTTAACAAGATTGACCTCTCCAACCACAGCGGCCCGTTCTCCCTGGGCGTGCAGGACGGAGACAAAACCTACACGGTTGAGTTCAAGCTGGTTACGTTGGGAGGCGAGGAAGGCTCCGAGGGGGACGGCGAGGCTTGCGGCACCGGCGATGGCGAGGACGACGACAACGCCTACGGGAAGCTGAAAGTCCGCTACTTCAACACCGACGGCGCGGTGCGCACCATCCTCTTCAAAATCACACAACGGAAAAGGACGGTCGGATTGACCGACTGGAGGGCGAACGAAATCGTCAGGAACACGCCGGGCGCGATGATTACGTCACACACCGACGAACTCACCCTTTTGGCCCCGAAGTGCGTCAGAAGGGCATACGTTGACGACATTATGTACTCACCGCAAACGCACTATCTGAACGCCTCCAACGAATGGAAGCCCTGCGTCATAACCTCGAAGAACCTCACCCTCAAGGATTGGGAGGAAAACGACATTGAAATAACAGTCAAAACACTGAGCTAATGCGAGTTACGATAAACGGACAACCCCTGCGGCAGAACGACGGCTCCGTACAGTTCCAATGGACCAACATCCGTTTCTCGGACACTGTGGCTGACGAGTGGTCAACGGACGTGACATTCGCCAACGACGAGTGGAACATCCGTCTGTTGGGCGCATACGGGCTGCTCGACCGACAGAGGCTTTTCTCCAAGAGGGTGAAGTGCGGCGTTTCCATAGGCAGCGAGGAGTGGGACGGATACCTGCATGTCACCTCAATCAAGGAGGACACCATCACGGCTACCGTCTATATTGATTCCATCCCATTCGAGATAATGGGCAAGGACTTGAAGGAGTATTTCCCGGCTGACACGCCAAACACAATCTACCGTTGGGACAGATACACACAGTTCGACCACACCATAGCGGGCACGCCCATCGGCATGTTCCCATACGACTACACCAAGGACCGGTACAACAGCAACATACACGCCCAGTGCCACCCCTCAATCGAAGTCCGGCAGATAATATCCGAGATCCAGAACGCCGAGGACATAACGCTCCCGGCCACCTTCAACACGCTCTATCAGCTTTCATCGAAAAAGGTGGTTTGCCCCGACAACAAGATACAGTGCCTTATGGGAGGCTACAGAGGCGAGGCGATGATTGACATGCCGTTCATCGGAGGCCAGCACATCACAAACGACGTGAAGTGCTCCTGGTCATACGCACACTTCAAATGGAACGACTATTGGACCGACTGGAACACATCCCTGACAACTTGGGACTTATTGGAGAACGCCAAGACCACGAAGCTGACGATGAACCGACACGCCCACGCGCACATCCGCATTTGGGCGGCTTCATCCGCTTCCCAGGCCCGTATGGTGATGTCCAAGAACGGGAACAGCGCGGGCCCGTACCTCCACAACTACCTCTTCCAAGTCACCGAATCAAACCATCTGTCATACAACATGTCCCAATGCCTCCACTACGACCTCGAACTGGATTTAGAGGATGGCGACTACCTCACTTTCTTCATCGGTCAGGCAAGCGGATCCATCGCTGGCAAGGCTATGACGGGATGGATGGCAGTCATCGAATGGTCTGACTATGAGATAGACAAGGAAAACGACTACGATGTTGACTTGGAGTATTACCCGGCTCCTTTCGGCTTCCCGTACGGATACCGCGATGCCACGAATATGGTTCCTGCCATACGCTACAACCCAAACGGAAAAGGCGACGGCGCGTTCGGTGTCCTTGACTATTCTATGTGCTATATGGGGGCCTGGTCATCGGCTGTAGGCGACATGTCGGTTCGTGAATGGCTCAACTCACTGGCCTGGGTGCATGACCGCAAATTCCTCCTCGAACACCGCGCACTTTCTTTCATATCGAACTCGGCCAAACAGGACATCACGGCCAACATGACCGAGTTCGGGACGGCATACGACAAACTTGGTCAGACCAACATTTTCACCTACAAGGAGGATGAATGCCCCACGGAGTTCTACATTGACAACGAGTTCCTCTCCGATGAGGTCAAAATACACGAATCCTGCTTCACCACGTTCCCGAAGGAGGGCGGCTTGAACCAATACGAGTACGAGATGACCTACTCGGAGCCCAAAACGGGCGACCCGTGGATTACCGATGTGAAAGTGAAATTCAATGACTGCGGGGCCGTGCTGATGACCGCCCTTTTCGACGGCAATCACTACTACATGAGCCGCGCACCCGAAATCGCGGGTATGGACATGCCCGCTCTTGACACCGCTGAATATGTGAAGGCCGACACCTTGGACGAAGGGCTTAGGCTGATTGACTACGCCTACATCAACGGGCATAAGTTCCTTGTCGCGGACGGTACGGTTGACACCGACACCGGGATTACGCAGCTGACCTTGGTAAAATGGCCCAACGAGTTGCCGTGCTACCCTGCCCACATATCATTCGTCGGCAGCGAGGTACACATGCACTCCGCTTCCGTCGCATACGTCATAAGCGACATCACTATGGCGGGTACGTATTCGGCTGAACTCTACACGGGCACACTGCCTGGGGTCGAAGTCCTCAACGTCCATAACATCACCTACACCACGGCTGTGGCGAGGGTGAGTGCCGAAGACGGCGCACTTGGGACACTGGTAGGGACTTATCAGGCCTACTACGGGCAGAACACATTGGGAATCAACGGCTTGCAGCCTGAGACGACCTACTATCTGAAAATCAAGGCAGAGAACGAATGCGGCGAGACCGAACAATGGTTCGCCTTCACGACTTTGGCACACGAACTGCCTCAAATCAATGTCATTGACATATTCAACATAACCTCCGACAGTGCTGTCGCAAGGGTGGAAGTAACTGAGAGCTAACATGATAACTGACGTAAGAACAAGGGTTTACTCGGACGCTGAATGCCAGCATTTGGTGACTACCGTAACGTCTCCGTCCGTTGACCTCGTACAGGATTTCGAGCTCATCGGACTTCAACCAGCCACAACATACTGGGCTGTGGGTGTCGTGCAGGACGAGCAGCATGTGGAAGTCGTTTCCGCACCCTACGAGTTCACGACACTCGCCTACACCATAAACATCACAGGCACAATCGGTTACTGGGACAGATGGGACAGGCTTGTTTGGACCGAAACGGCCACGGCACCCCAGGGAGTGACAATCAACCAAATGGGCATCGAACTCTCCTTGGTTCCCGACTTCTCCGAAATCGCCATATCAAGGACATTCGACCCCAACCAAACCAACCAAATCATAGAGCCCGTCCTCGAACACACGCTATACTACGTGAGATACTGGGCGAGAACGAACTCCGTCACCCAATATTGGACCGACCCCGAAGACAACACAATCCTCACACGGTGGGCTCCCCCGGTCATAGGTGTGACCGCAGACAACATCACCACCAACAGCATGAGGATAACTGTCACATACACTGGCAATTATCCCGTTGACTACAATTCACTGGTGTGTGTCATCAGCCCGCAGAGCTGGAGCGGTCAGTCTTGGAACGTCCCGTTGGAGAGGCTGGCACCCGGCACGCCCGAACACATCACACTGAGCGGCCTTCCTTCAAACGGCACCCTCTATGTGGAAGTCGTTATGGACTACTACGAGGATGAGGTTTACGGTCAGGGCACTTTCACGACAGCCCAAGCCGAGACCCACTACGTGTTCGACGGCACGGTTGAGAACTACCGCACCGAGACGAACATCTACCCAACGAGCATGAGAAGCTCATGCACCGTCTCTTTGAGGAACGAGGAGGAGAGGGTCACTTGGAAATCCTGCGGAATAGAGTTCGCGGCTGACGAGGAGTTCACAACCCACGTCATCACACTGACCCGAAACAACACCAACAGATGGTCGAATGTGAGGACAAACGGGTTCAACGAACACAAACTCTACTACTACCGTTTTTGGGGTGAAACAGATGAATACGGCCTTGAATACTCATCCGTAGGTTCGATTTGGAGCCTTTGGAACCGTCCCGTCCTTGACATCACCTATGTTGACGCAGGCGAGACCTACGCAAACCTGACCTACTCCTACACGGCCAAGATGCCGATTCCCGGCGCATCGGGCGCACAGAGGGTGGAAAACCCCCTCCGAATCGAAGTCTATGACGAAAACGGATTGGTGAAGACGGTCAATGTGGCCACGAACACCACACCCGGCGAGGACAACGAAATCCGCATCACGGGGCTTTCTGAAGCCACAGGGTACGAGTTCGTCCTCAAGTGCGGATGGTACGATTTGACAGTCAGCGCGTCCGACACGGGTTCGACAGACTGGGCAATCGAAATCTCCAATTTCAGTTATGGATGGAGCGGCAAGGGCGAACTCAACACCATCGCGGACTACCGCTCACATACGGACCCCGTAAGCGTTGAGATAATATGTCAGGCGGGTGCTTCAACGGCTTGGACGGCCACGGTTGATTCATCCCAGCGCACGCTTTCTTCGGTTCCGGCCTACCACGACCGCATGTTCCACCACGACGGCACCTACACGGTCGTCTATAGACTGACCTCCCCCAACGGAGCGGTGTTCGACAGCCCCGCTTTCACAGTGGAAGTCCCTCAAAATGACGGAGTTAGGGTAACCGACCCCGAGCTCGACTATCTCGACACATTGAGGGCCTATGCGGACTTCACCATAGAGGTACCTTCAAGCGTGGTTTGCGGCGCGTACGAGGCCGGTATCAAGCGGTACAACGGGACGTCAGTGGACTATGTGGAACAGATGGAGGGGACCGGGGACTGGGCTACCGGCAGGCGTTTCAACGAGTACTACGAAATAGGCGGCACGGGCCTTTACAACCGTCCTTCCTCAGGTTACGTGGTTGGAGGTATATTCCGGGCCGCCGGCTATATGGAGGACTGTTTCTTCAAGCGTTTCGAGTCAAGCCAGGTCTCGTTCATTGTGAGTTACGCCCATTGCTACGCCCACACATGCACATCGGCGAACGTGGACGCCTTCAACTTCAAATACGACGGAGACTGGGCGCCCGGGGCCGTGATCCAGATAGACGAGGACTACACATTCCCGGACCCCGAAAGCCACACCTGGTCCTGGGACGGTGTCAACCAGAATATGGGCTACACCGTATTCAACAACCTCACGCCGTCCGGGCGGTACTACTACCGTATATGGAACGATTCAGGCGACTTCCCCCGTATATTCTGCTACCCGAGGCAAGTGGTCTTGATGACTGGCGGCCTCACGATGGACAACGGCGAGTTGAGCGCAAACGGATTCACCGGGCTGTTCGGCTCATGCTGGTATTCGGTGTACAACCAATACTGCGGCATCACCAAGGACAGGGTTCAGATACATGTGACGGGCACCGACGGGACGGACATTGACGTTCCGCAGTCAGCCATCACGATGAAACAGGGATTGGGAGGCGAGATTTCCTTCTCAATAGACACTCCCCTGACGATGGGCGCGGCCTACCGCGCCGACTTCACAATCGGAACGGTTACATGCTTCGCACAGTGCGAGGTCGGGGTGATTGTCACCGCCTTCTCAAACGGCTCCGTGTCATTCGCAACGGACACTCCGAGGATGGGCGCGAGATGGAGTTTCACTTCGACCGACCCGTTGGAGATAGCCGACCTTACAATGACCTACACGGATGAAAACGGCTCACACACGGTCAGTTCATCCGACATGCGCATAGACACCGAGGACGGGGGCTACAGCGGAACGGTTTACTTCTCTCCGCAGAGCGGATCCTACGTCGGAGGCACGCAATACACGGCCCACGTCACGGCTGACGGTGTGACGGCTGGTGCCCAGGGCAACGCGCCCTCGAACATGATAACCGTCGGGGTTGACAGGCCTACTACTGTCACGAACATAATAACCGTGACGGTTCACACGCCGTCCCGAATTGAATAATAACCTATAATGGCTAACACCACTTATCTCATCGCGGCCACCATCGGCATGAGTGCCGACATCGCCGTGCGAAGCTGTGTGGTCGAGCGTTGGCTGGACGGCGTAAAAGACACCGAGTTGACCCCCACGCTGGTGGGCGGCACCTACGCTGCAAGACAGTACCAAGTGACTGATACAGTGGATGATGACCTGCACGAAGTGGAATGGAAGTACGTGATGACCGACATCTACGGCAACGAAGGCCACGCCTCCACCGTTGACGCTGTTCCGGTCGCTGGTTCCCAAACCGTCACCTGGGCCCAAGGTCTTGGTACCGTGCAAGTTGACATTCCTTACACCGCTTGGCCCAAGGTCCGCACCTACACCATCGCTGTGTTGCGCGACAACACTCAGATTGATTCTGTGACTGTGAACAACGTGAATGAGACGGCTGGTACCGCCACTGTCACCCTGACTGGTCCTTTCGAGGCGAATGTCACCTATGACTTCACCTACTCAATCACCAACCACGAAGGCTCTGCAACTGGCACGTTCACCGCTACCTCTTCCGCCGCTTCAATCAGCTTCACCAACGGTTCGGCTTCCTTCGATACGACTTCACCCGAACTTGACGGCTCCTGGAGCTTCTCCTGCAACACTCCCGTCACTGTGGCTGACCTCACAATCACCCTCACGAAGCCGGGTCTTGCACAGCCTGTCACCGTTCCGTCAGGTGAAATCACCGTCACTTCCTCCGATGGCGGCAGAAGCGGCACAATCTCCTTCGAGCACGGCGGCACCTACACCGTCGGCGAAGTTTGGACCGCAACCGTATCCGCCCACGGTACTTCCAGCACCGCAACGGCAACGGCTCCTTCCAACACCATCACGGTCACTGCCTCCGACCCCGTGGAGCAGACGGCCTAACCTACTATGGGGACAGATCAGACAAGGGGAGGCATACGTCTCCCCTTTTTTCCTATAACTAATTACAAATCAGATAAATGGCAACATACACACTCGACGCCACGGTACACGAGACCCTCGACATCCCTTTGAGGGATGTTACACTCGGGAGGTACGACGGCAACACAAAGGAGGCCGACCTGACACCGGTATATGTGGACGGGGGCTACAACGCCCGGAACTACACAGCGAAAGACACCCTGGCCGACGCGACCGGGCGCAAGTGGAGATGGACGGCCACTGACATATACGGGAACACGGGCTCTGCCACCGTTCCCGAAGACAGGATACAGGTTTCAACCGACATCGTGACATGCGAGGATGCGAGAATTGTTTGGGACATTGACGGTACGACTGTCACGAATGCCACGGTCACAATCAGCCAAAACGGAACGACCGTCACCTCCTTCAATGCAAGCGGCGTTGAGGGAAAACACATCCTCGGAGGCGGTCTCGAACCCGAAACGGCCTACACCATCGTTATGGCCGCTACGGTCGATGGTGTCAATCTAACGGGCACCAACACGTTCACGACCGAGGCTTGCACCTACGACTATTTCCGAATCACAAACAGGGGTACAGACAGATTGAGAATAAAAGGTCTGTTGCAGGGCAATTGTTCCGTGAAACTCGAATACTCGCTAAACGGGACAAGCTGGTCCAATTGGGACGACGCTTACATAGACGTGGAAATCAACAGCGGGAGCACGTTCTATCTGAGGGGCTACGGCGGCACTCTGTCAACTTCCGCATCCGACTATTTCACAATCGGTTGGACTAATGCGACTGGCAGAAAAGGCGTAGTCAGCGGAGACGCGAATTTCCTTCTGTCACGTTACGGCGGTCTCATCGAAACCCCGGCCTATTCCTGGTACAGGCTTTTCTACACTGTCGGCTGTTTGGATACCGACAACCTGGTTTTCAGCGGTAAAGTTCTCGGAGGCTCGGGTGTTTTCAAAGAGACTTTCCGTTCGACTTCCATAACGAACTGCCCTTCAATCGGGGTGTTGGAATCATACGGCCCCGATGCCGACACTGTTTTCGACCGGACATTCTGCCAGTCGTACATAAGGAGTTTCGACCCGTTCACTGGCTATCCCGAAAACCTTTCCCTTGATTACACATGCCAATCATGTACCAGTCTCGCAAACGCAACGGTGAGGACAAAGGAAACGGACACCAATTTCGCGCTTTGGCACACATTCCAAGACTGCACGAACCTCACGACGGTCACGATGCACATACCGACTGTCGGTTTGGATTCAATTGACAACACGTTCAAAGGATGCACCTCGCTCACTTCGATCACACTGGCCTCCGACTGCGGAGACTTTCCGAGCGGTTTCTCAACCGAGAACAACTGGATGCTCAACGCCTCAACGACGGGCACCCTGCACAAACCGACTGCGACGCAGTTCCCCGGCAACGCGCTTCCCGTGGGCTGGACAATATCTAACGACGTAACAGCATAGCAATGGCCACAAACTACGTAGAATACATTAGAACAGACGGATGCCAATGGTTCGACACCGGGGTACCGTTGAAAGACACCACCGAAGTCGTGATGTCGGTGAGGCGTGCCACACAGACGGTCACATCCGATGCCTACTACATTTGGCTGGGTCAGAAGACGACCTCGGACAGTCAGAGCGGCTCCACTGGCCTGAACATTATGGTGAGACAGAATCCAGGGCTCACAAACGGCCAGCAGGTCCATTTCGGCGGCAATTCCTCAAACACCAGTGTGACATGTTCGGGTCTGACCACGATAGGCGGCGAATTCCACAAACTCGCAATCAAGGCAGGAACTTTCGCCTATGACGGCACGACAACATCACTCACTTCCCAAGATGTCAAGAACGACGGCTACATCTTCCTTCTGGGCGGCTATCCCAACGGAGGCAGGAATATGGCGGCTGACATACAGTCGGTCATCATAACCGAGAACGACGCAGTGGTGGCAGAGTTCCTCCCTGCGGTCCATAACGACGTTCCCTGCTTCCACGAGACTGTCAGCGATACGTTTATGTACTTCGAGTGGAGGAGCGGCTACGATTCGACAAACCACCCGCTTCAAGCAGGTGTTGACGTCGGCCCGATTGAGGGTTATCCGTACCTCGGAGGTTCCATCCAAGAGGGCGCGATAGTTTCAAGCGGCGGTACAAAAACGGCCACGCTCGTCTATTACAACGACGCCACCCCTTCGGCTACCTGGCACCTTGACACCACGAACCCCGTACCCCAATGGCTTACAATATCGCCTGCGAGCGGCGGTGTCGGCAGCACTTCGGTGGCTTTCACGGCGGCGGCAAACCCCGCAAACGCGAACAGAACCTACACAGCCACCTTCACAGACGGGAACGGTTCGACCAAATCATTGTCGGTCAGCCAAATGAGGAACGTCACCACATACGACTACATCGAATGGACTGGTACAAACGACGTGAACAACAACTCAACCTCGCAGAGGATAGCGTTGACTGGCTCCGACAAGTACATTGATTTCGAGTACGTTTCGGTAAAACCTTCGGCAAGGGGCAACAGTCAAAGGCGCATAGTGTACGTCAACAACTTCGGATTGATGATTCCCGGCGGCACAAACTCATCCCCGTTCCACGTATATGGCTATGACGGAAGCGGCTACAGTGTGAAATGCGGTATCGGAAACCACAACTACACGGGCGAGCGGGTAACAGTCGAACACCTTGTGCTTGAGCGCGGCGGTCAGATAAGCATATCGGGCTACCCGGCCACCAGGTACACATGCAACAATTCATCCAACGCACCAACCGTTTTCTTCGACTATCCCGGTCAGGGAACGAGAATAGGCCGCATAACGATGAGGGATGACAACCATACAATAACACACGAATTCGTCCCGGCCCGAAACGAGAACAACGCGGTCTCTTTCTACGACACAGTGACCGACACTTTCCACACCCCCGAAACCGACGTGGACATCACACCGGGCAACCTCCCGGTCTCCGGCCCGAAAACCTACACTTTGGACGCCATCGTGAGCGAGGGTCAGGACATCACACTGCAAAGCGTCACATTGGAAAGGACAACGCAGGGAACGACCACCCAAATCAGCCCGACCTATGTAAGCGGAGCCTACAACGCGAGACGTTACACGGCAACCGACACTGTGGACGGCGATGCCTCCTGGGAATGGACTGCAACCGATATTTATGGGAACGACGGATCAGACAGCGTTACAACGAGCGTGAACGGGGTTCCCGACAGGTTCTGGGTCAAGAATGTCGGTCAAACCGACGACTACTTGAAAACAACCTCCTCAAGCTACACGCGATGGTTCATCTACTCCACCGACCAGCTCAACTGGACTTTGGGTTCGACGGTACCCATCCCGGTCAACACCAAGGTGTATGTTATGGTCCCGTATCTCGCTGACTTGAAGTCGTTTATGTATGTCAAGGCCAACGGAAACACCTCGTTTACGTGCGGCGGTGATGCAAGGACGATGTTCCTCGGTCTCATGCTCGGTGTCGTGACCACGAACATCGGCTGGGAGTACACCAACCTTTTCTCAGGAGCCACGTCTCTGACCGACGCGCACGAACTCTACTTCGGTGTCCGCAACATGCAGGGGCAGATGCTGAACTACGCTTTCGAGGGCTGCACCGGGCTCCTCTACCCGCCTCCGTTCGACGACGTTTACAGAATATACGCACAGAACGGCGTCTTCACCAGCTGCCCGTTCGCCAATCCACCGTCATTCTCACAGCTCATCGCCATCGACAGCGCGAGATACTTCTTCCACAACAACGCGAACCTGACCAAGGGCATTGATTTCTCCCACGTAGGCACGGTGGGCACCGACAACACATACCCCTTGAAACAGTTCAACGGAGGCTGTTCCAGTGTGGCGGAAATCACCACTCCGAGGGTCGCCCCCGTCAGAATATCAGGCGGAACGACATACACCCAATGGGCCACGGGCGGCATCGCCGCGAGCGGTAACGTGATGAAGTCTATGCCTATGACCCTCACGCAGAACAGCACAGACGGCGTTCCAAGCGGATGGACTGAGGTCCCCTACACCTACTACGCACAGGTCGGCACCATTGACGAGACGGCACGCTCACTCACCTTCCGCTGGAACGGATACCTCTCCAACGACTACACACAGATGAGGTTGAGATGGACAAAGACTGTTGACGACGCTCCGATTATGGAAACATCGCTCAAGATAAGGCAACACGGCGAATACACCGTCAGGGGCCTCGAACCCGACACCGAATACTTCTTCATGCTGGACGTTATGTTCCAGGGCCAGTGGAGGCTTATGACCGGATGTGTCGGCACGACGCTTGCCATCTCGTCCGACTGGCCGAAGATCAAGAACATAGGCCAATCCAACGGCACAATCACTTTCGAGAACGTGATAGGCGCGGCCTACTACATCAGCTACCGATTCAACGGCAGCGGCAACTGGACAAGCCTCACGGTCAACGGCAACAGCAGCGCGACCGTCACACTGCCAGCGGGCTCATACGCCGAAATCAAGCGCACTGAGGGCTACGGCGGCGAGAGGGTCAAATACACTGGCGAAGCCGCGTTCTACGGCAACTGGTGGCTTCTCTGCGGCTACATAAACGGCCTCTTCGAGTACAACACTGGTCTCATTGACGCGAGCGGCATGTATTTCGCAGAATCCAACGGGAATCTGAAAACGATAGTCAACGGCATCGAAATGGAGGAATCGTTTGCCGGATGCACGAATATGGCATACGGCCCCGACCTCTCCTATGTCACTTCGGTTGGCGACAGGGGTATGAGGTGCATGTTCAATGGCTGTAGTTCATTGCTTATTGTCTCTGACATGCCGCTATTGAAAACAGCCGGGCCGAGCGCACTTTCAGAGACTTACGCGGGGTGCATTTCCTTGCGAAAAGGCCTTAACCTCTCTTCGGTCGAGGCCCTTACGGACAGTTACAGCTTCAACGGGCTATACGCTGGCTGTTCATACCTCAACGAGGCCTGGACACCGAACGTACAGACTTGGGACACCGACTGTTTCCCCGATTGGCTCAGCAATGTCAGCCCGACTGGCACGCTGCACGCTCCGACGGGTCTTGTCATTCCGAGCGGATCATCCGGAATCCCGAGCGGCTGGACACGCGAAAACTATTAAAGCAAAAACTGCTGAAACGAAAAGGGCAACTCCTCGCGGGGCTGCCCTTTTTCTTTGATAACCAATGAATTAAAAATGGAAGTTGCATAAAAGTTCGCTGTTCGCAAACCGCGAACACTAAGGCTCTGCGGTCCTGCCGTCCAGCCCGAGTTTCCGTTTCCTCTCCTTCATCAACCGTATGAAAACGGGGTCTTTCCGCAAATCGTTCAAAGTATCCCATATCTTGATGAGGCTATCCTTGTTCGGCGCGTTCCGAATCGCCCTGACCGTCCTCGAATAGACGGGCATGTGCCACCTCAGCTGGCCCTTCTCGTCAACGATTTCCAGCGACAGGAACTCGCCGTTCTCGTCAATCTCGTAGTCCTCAACGGTGAATTTTGGTCTGACCTTTCCGTTCACACACTCACCTTGGTAGAGGTCAACGAACACCGTCGGGGCGTTGTACAAGAAGCGGCCTATGCCTAACTGGACCGCCGCTCTCTTGAACGCCGTTGATGCCGCGCTCTTCTCAGGCTCGAAGTTGGATTCTGAGGTCCCAACGTCCTCCTTGCTAATCCATTCCTTTTTCTCACTGTCCCATACAGACAACTTGCAGTAGATGGACTGGCCAACGACCTTGAACTCTGATTGCCAGTTCATTGGACCGAAAGTCTCGTCCAAGATGTCCTGGTCGAGGCGTGCGTCCTTGTGAAGCAGCAAGCGAACCCATCTGCCGTTCTGTTTGTCCACCTGGGCGGGCTTCAATTCGATTTCATTTGGTCTGATTCTACGCATTTTGGCCTCCTTCCCCGAAGATGAGGGAGAGCATAGCCACCTCTGCGGCGGTCTCCGCTTTCCTCGCTTCCTTCTCCGCTTCGTCTGCGATGGCCTTGGCCTTGTCAGCCAAACCCCTCAATGACTTCGCCGAATCCAAGAGGCTCAATGCCGCGCCCCTGATGTCTTCCTCGCCGACAAAACTGTCGTGATTGTCAATCGTCGTGCCCCCTGTGGGCTGAGTTCCGTTTACATACTCATTTTTCATTTGAACTGTGTTTGATTTGAATTATGCTCTTCGGACAGTCGTCAGGTAGTATCAGACCTGCCTCGACATTAAATAGTCCGTACTTCGGTAAAATCCATTAGACGGAAAAGTGTGTTCAGAAGCAAGCGATTCCCTTGGGAAAGTGTGATAAAAAAAGCGCAACCCCTTGGATACCAGCAGGATGGGGTCGCGCCGAAAAATGAGTAATACGGAATAAAAAGAATGACTTCAAAGAGAAAAGGGAGCCGCCTCACCACGGACCACCGACTACGGCCCCCTTAACCGGACTTAGACCGCCGGGAGGACAGCCCGGCGAGTTGACAGTTTTTTCCGTCAGAGACGGAATAACACTTATTTATGTGCCCCTCAGGCAGTTACGGCCGAAAAAGCGCGTAAATCCCTGTGGATAAGTAAGATATTATACGCCGGGAATGCGCCCGGCTCGCTATTGTCATTAGACGGAACGTTTTCAAAAAAACCAAATCGCGTTGGAGGAAAATTCCTGCGTAGGTTTCGCCGTGGATTCGCGTTGAGGTCAAAAACGGACGAGAAGGGGTCAAAGAGCCCGGATTCGGGGCGATATGGGTCGTTGAGGTATAAGTGTTCATCCAGGGTCGAAATCGTGGCAAATAGGGCCGTTTCCGCTATTTCCACTTGTTCGGTGTCGGGATGCACGCCGCGAACTTCTCCCCTTTGGTCCTCCCTAACGCGTTGACACACAGTCTTTTCCATCGTTGATAATCCTCGTCCCTCGTACCGCTGTAGGCTTTGAGAATCACTCCGTTATGGGTGTAATGTAGGCCGTTGAGCCATTTCAGTGCTTCTTTCATTTCCAGCCAGGCCCCTTGTACGTTGTCGTCGAATTCACCCTGACGTACGCGTTGTAGAAGCCTGTTGCCGCGTTTTCTGAACCACCATCCCCTTACGGTGAACTTCTGAGCCTCGTCCTGGGTGACTGTGAATGGAAGTTCCTCAACCACCCTGTCGTAACGGTACATGATTGGGCTCGACCTTCTCTCGTCGTCGTCGGACAGCGATTGGAGTAGGTCTGATGTGATGTCCGAATACTCGTCAATGGTGATGTGCCCGGCACGGTACATGAGCGTGGCCTTCGCATGTTCCTTGTCAAGTCCAATCCTGTCAACTACCACAGGCTTGGAAGCCTGATTTGAAGAAGAAAAAGAAAAATCTTCCCCAACCCCATCCCCCGTGTGCGCGTGCGTTAGGGAACTGTTCGTCAAGACCACAGCCCCCTCAGGGACCGTTTCTTTGTCTTTTCTTTCTTTTACATTTCTTTCTATTTCTTTTTCTTTTTTCTCTTTTAACTTCACTTCTTTTAAGGGCGAAGTTTTTTCCATAAAACGTTGGTTTTCAGGGATTTCAATGTAGTTTCCTTCCAATGGGGTGAAGTTTTTCTCCTCAACTCTCTGATTCCCAATCGGATAAGTGGTGTTTTCAGGGGTGTAAACAGGGTAGTCCTGGGATGGGGTGAAGTTTTTTAATTCAACTGTTTGATAACCAGAATAATAATGGGTGTTTTCCCGGGTTATCGGCATGTTACAGTGGGATGGGGTGTCATTTTTTAATTCAACTCCCTGATTCTCAAAGACTTTGAAATAAGAAGCAATGTTCCTGCCGTTCACGTTGCAGCCGGGTCTGTAACCTATGAGCCCAACCCTTAATAGTGCCGGGAGAACGTTGTCCTGTAGGTTCCTCTTCGTCATATCCAACCCGTGTTCGCCGAGCTCCGAAACAACGTCGTCCAAACGGTGCCAAAACCATCCGTCGGTCTTTGTGTATCTGAACGACATCATCAGCAAGAGCGCGTAAACGGACTTCTGCGTCCGGTTCAAATCTTTGCGGCCCTTCACGTCATCCGATAGAAGGGACCATACTTCGGGGTCGAACCCCTTGGGTCTGCTTTTCTTTCTTCCAGCCATTCTCAATTCATTTCAACGGTAAATAGTACGTACTCGAAAAAAAGGGAAACCAGCGCAAAACGCGCTTGGTCTCCCATCCAAGCTATGAAAAAACAGTTGAGGTTACTCCGTTTTCTCGAACCAGCCCTCGCCGAGTTCAATGGATTGCATCCGACAATTCCAGTTCAATTCCTCCTCCTCGCGTCTCGCGTCAATCTCATCTTTCGGTACTTTGAATTTCACATCACAGAAAGCCTCGGGGAATATGGCAACGAGCGTCTCCTCAATGGCATCCAGACAGCCGATGTGGATGTTTAGTGTCCCATCAACGTCGTAGGGCATCCGGTCAATCTTCTCGTCGGCGAAAGTCTGTCTGATGGTATCGTCGGTAAGCCAGCAGTTGATGTAGTCGCGACCGTTGCAGTCCCTTCTCACACAGTGGTCGGTGCGGTGTCTCTTGACGTATCTCTCACCCTCTTCGACGAAGAACTCGTACTCCTCCATATAGACCGTGATCATAGGGTTCCCGTCTTTGTCCTTTTCCCGTGAGCAGTCAAGCACCACACCCACGTAATAATGGTCTTCGCCGAGATTCAGAGTGGTGTAAACGTCCCCTGTCTTGAACGGCATCCGCAAATCGTCCCAGTATTCGGCTGCGGCCCGAAGAGCGTCGGCCTTTTCCATTTCGAGGTTCATCTTCGCGGCAAAAGTCTTTGCCTTGAGTTCACTTTGTTCAACCAGGTTGAGGATTTCTTCTTTTTGCATAATCTTAAAATTTTGGTGAATATTACTTTATTTAACGTTTTTCCTATCATTCAGGGCTCCAGCCCGTTGACCCTATCATACAAAAACCGTGCCATTTTTCAGAAACCGTTCCGGCCATTCGATTTTATTTCCTAACGAGCAGTAAACCAATAGTTTACAAACGAAAAAAAGCCTCGGGGGCTCAGGCGTGCCTACCACAACACGTCCCAAGCCACCTCGGCTTCTAACTCTCCAATGAACCCCGGACCATAAATGTGGTAGGATGGCCCTTCGATTTCTATTAGACGGAACGGTTCAGGACAAACCAAATCCCGCTTTACTTTTTTTTCCGAAGAACGTACTATTTACCGTATAGAAGAAAATAACCACGGACATGAGAAACCCGAAGAAACACGCCCTCAGCGGGCACGCCGGATACCAGCCCATCAGCATTTTAGTTGTCAGCGGCATCCACATAAGGATATACACGACACACAGGTTCAGCATCCGCGCCCTGATAAACGACCTCAGACGGTGCAATCCCGCGTTCAAGATTGTGTCAATAAGCGACAAACCGACACCGAAGAGCCTTGACTTCCTGAATTTCAGCTGGTCAACCGCAGGAATCGGCATCGACATGATACGGAACGAGTTCAACGGCTGGGAGATAGACTACAGCGTTGACCTCGCGGACCTCATCAGAAGGTACGACTACCGTATGGCCGTGAACATGCTGTATTGCCGGGCGGCCAACAAGAAGGAGGAAATCAACCGCAACCCGTTTGTGGGAGTGGAGAACCCCGACCAACCCCCCAAACCGCTCAACATACAGCGTTTCCCGGCATTCGTATCCTATTCGGAACTCGGCGAGAGACCCTGGGAAATCCTCAGATACTACGACGGCAGACGGTTCAGAAGGACAATCAACGCCGAGTTAAAAGAAGGTTATATAATCACAGGAGCGCGATGGGAATATGGAGAAGAATAGGACCTACGGCTGGACGAAGGCAAGATGGAACGACGATCCAGTCATCTATTGCACGCAATGCGGCTCGCTGAACATCCAAGGCCACGGCAAGGGAATCCACTGCGAGAACTGCCACGGCCATCCCAAGTACCTTGACGTGACGAACATCTACCGTTACATGAAATGGTACGAGGAGAGTTTCGGCCACAGCCCGTTGGCCAAGGAACCCGACAGATACGACGACCTCCGGGAGGTATATGAGGAGCAGGCGGTCCAGCAACTCACAGAGGGAGAGGCTTTCGACAACGGATTGAACGTCGGGGACTATATAAATCGGAACCTGCATGAGAAATGACCGAGGATGACTACAGGAGAGGGGTTGAGGTAGTTGCCACGGAAGCCGCTTGCTACCATACATTCACGGCCTCGACGATTGACATGTGGAGCCCTACGTTAACTCCATATCCGACAGAGGACTACACTTCCACGGACACGATTGAAAACCGCTACGAAGACTACGACGCTTACTTTGCGGATGAGGTCGGTTTGGTGTATAAGGTTGAAATCAAGTCAAGGCCGTTCCGGCCCGACAGGTTCCCCGACCTCCAGATAAACGACTGGAAGGTTGACAAGCTCACAGGGGACGGAATCCCGCTGGTGCTCGTGGAGCTGTTCCCAGGGTACGGAAAAGGCTACGTTTGGTTAATAACGGACACCGGGAAACTTGAGAAGACGGGTCAGTACAGCGCACCATCAACGGTTTCCACGGGTTACAAGGGAAGGGTTTGGAAAAGCATGTATGTATTACCCCACAAAGAGGCCACGGAGTTCACATTCGACCCTGAGGAGTACAAGTCCAAGGCAGAGGAAATCAGGGCCATATACGGACATTTCCAGGGATAACCCGGCACAATGGTGAAATATCATTGCAATGAAATACTTCACCATCAACGAACTGTGTGTCTCCGGCTCATATCCGAAACTGGTTGAGGTCCCGAAGGAAGGCACCAAGGAATACCTCAATCTAAAAGTGCTCATTGACAGTTGTCTGGACCCGATAAGGGAACATTTGAAAGGGCCCGTAACCGTAACAAGCGGATACAGACCCCCCAAGCTGAACACAGCCGTAGGCGGTTCCAAGACCAGCGCACACTTGAAAGGCCTCGCAGCCGACATCCACTTCGGGAACAACTCCACGGACAACGTGAAGATAATCCAGGCCGCGATAGCCTCCGTACCGCACTTCGACCAAATCATAGCCGAGGGCGCGGTTTTCAACCCCGACGGGTCGCTCAAATCCTGCAAATGGGTGCATGTAGGGCTTTCCACGTCAAACCCACGTAAACAGATACTGTGGACCTCCGACATGAAGACCTACAAGGCCCTCACGATAACGCTCAGAAAAGCATAGCGTTCACACTGAAAAGCGTATCCACGGGAATCTCGCCCATATAGTGGTCGCTGATTCCCAATGAGTGCCCCATATTCCTCTCGACGATGCTGTAACTCACGTTCTGCGAGGTAAGCACATGACAATACGAATGGCGTGCGAAGGTGACACAGATGTCCTTTCTAACGCCTATTTTTTTGGCCAGCCTTTTCAAGACATCCCCCGCATAGGCCGAGTAGTGTATGACGCGGTAGTCGGCTTTTTGTGAGTTCTCGTCAAGGTCGCTCATCCAAGGGAACAACGGACCTCCGTACACGGGCTCGCAGCCGATTTCGTCCAGTATCATCGTGAGCTTATCGGTGAGCGGCACCCTGACCACGGCACCCGACGAGTTGCGCGTCTTGCGGCGCACGAACGACACCACGCGGCCTCCGGAATCCCTCCAGGCCCTGTCGTACTTCATCCTCAGTATGTCCGCGAAATTGGCCCCGTTGCAGAGGTACGAGGCCAGGAACAGACCGACCCACTTCTTGATCGACTTCCCGTTGCATGTCTTCGGGTCCGCTTTCTCCCAGGCATCCCACAGCAGGTTCATTTCCTTCTTGGATAGGTATTTGTCGTCCCTCTTGACGGCCTTCGGGACAGGTGTCCGGTCGATCTCGTAGGCGTGCCGCCTGAACGGGTAGTCCTCGGGTTTGACGTATCGTTTGTAACATGCGTAGTTCCACACCACGGCCAGGAACGAGAAGTAGCTCCTGACGGTGGCCGGGCTCTTCCCCTCCCTCTCCATATCGGCTTTCATCCGCTTGGTGAAGTCGGCGTTGAACAGTTTCACGTCCACCTCGCCGTATCGGTCGGTGATGTAGTGGCACAATGAACGGTAGTTGGTTGCGGAGCCGTGACGGCCCTCGGCTGACATTGTGGCAGCTTTCTCCCGGAGGAGTTCGTTGAGGGTTACGACCCTCTTTCGCAAAGATTTTATTCCCATATAAACACTTTTTTGGTTTGACACAAGTGTCTGTGGGCGAACAAGTTGAGATGCCACGCGGGTATTGTGTACCCGAATGAGCGTGCAAAGGTATCATTTTTTTGCGTATCTTTGCGCCCTCAAAAAAATTTACTGTTTTCTGTTAAGATTAAAGCATGCAAAGATTTTCAAGATATTACATCTTATTGGCAATGATAGGTTTATGCCTGTCCCTTGCCGCGCAGAAAACAAGTCAAGATTATAGGGACCTTTACTCCGAAGCGGGGATTCTGGCGCAAAACGCCATATATGATGTCGCAAAACAGTACTACTTTGACGCACTTCGCGCAGTCCCCGAGGGGAGAAACGCCCGCGATGTCAAGAATCAGATCAAAGCGAAAATCCAGCTGATGGAATGTTACCAGCATTTTTATCATCTTTGGGATCAGGCACAGCAACTGGAACAAATGCATGATTTCGAAAGCGCTTTCAAATATTATGGTGATGCCTTGGATTACGCTGATTATGAAAACCTTACTATTCCCTCTGAAGACTCTTTGAGAATGCGCCTGCAAATAGTGGAACAAACTGCCGACCTCTGCAAATCGCTTTGCCTGATAGAAATGCTGAAT